TAAATGTTGTGCCATCACTAGGCGGTGTTCAGCTATGCTGCCATTGTACGACATTTGGTAGTATGGGCTGTCCAGTCCAACTCTGCTGTAATAATATCCATTATAATTTGGGTCTCTTTTGTTAGCCATATTATCTTCCTAACATTGCTAAATACCTTTGAAAAATTTAATCCTAGACGCTATCTTTTCATAGGTAGGTGTCTCCAATAGCATACCTTCTAATGGTTTAACTTCAGCCAGGTCTACGGTGCAGGTTGGTATATTCTTTACTCCATCCCAGAAGGTATGGACTATCACATCAGCACTGTCACCAAGGGTGGAGAATCCGGCACGTTCCCTCTTACCAGTCTGTGAGTTAGCAATAGAGCCATCCCTCTGTGGCATAGGTTTATACTCATCCCTTGCATGGTGTGTCATGATTAGGTGCTTACCACTAGCCTTAGCATTGTAGATAATCCCACGCATGCGGTTGTTAGGCTCCCGATACTCAATTTGTAGTAGCTGGCTTCTTAATTGTTTGCCATCCCTACCAAGTCCATTAGCATTTAATGGTAGTTGCTTCTCCTGTAGTTCTTGTAGGTAGGAGTCACAGGTAATGCTATAGAGTAATGTGGCAGTATCAATAACGATTGAGGCTATGTTGATGTCCTTCAAATGCCTAAGGTATGAAGCCGCCCACTTGTAGAATAATTCCTTCATACCAATGACCTGCTTGCTTGGTTTTATTTCCAACTTAGATGGGTCTAATAGACCTTCCATATTGAGAGTGCCAAAGGTTAGTGGCATTGGATAAGGCTCATACTTGATTAGTCCTTTATCAATATCATCCTGAAACCTATACTTGGCTCTGTCATAGCCACCTATATCCATCTCCATAATCACCATCGGTTTGGGAAAGGTGAGTGCTAAGGAAGTCTTACAGGTCTTGTCAATCCTCGCCCCAAAGTCCAAATATCATTTTCAGCCTCCCGATAGGTTATAAGCCTATCGTCTTGCGGGGTCACCGCAAGGGGGCACTCACCTCCTTCTTGGGCAAAGATTTACCCCAGAGATAACTACCCTTGTTACCTCCACTTAGGTTATATTCATGTATTGCTATCCTAATCTTTTCCCTCAACGATTCTTCCTCCTCTGTATAGATTGAATTCCATCTTGCTGTACCTCCATAAGGATTTATGTTCATCATTAAAGCTAATTCTGCTTGCGGTTTTTTAATTATTAGGTATGGTAATACCTGTCTCAGTAGCCATTGACATTGGTTACCAGAGACTGTCCAGTGTAGTATGTCTGAACGGTTATTAGACCTGGCATAAGACGTCCTTATACGACCACCAAACTTATCCTCTAACCATTGTTTAAGTTCAGCAGATGTATTGGTTATAGTCAGTTGTAGTCTATAATAGTACCTGTCATTCTTATGGCTTTTGGATAGGCTGATACAACCTTCACCATCAATAATGCCTGCCAGGTATGCTAGGTCTGCCACCATAAAATACCTATCGTCCACTTTGCCTCCTTCTCCTCATTACTCGTTTACCAGCCTCAGTTTTAACTCGGTCTAGCTCCATAGTAGATAAGGTATCAACACTACGCTTGCCATACCAATCCCGATAAATTTGTCTAGCCTCTCGGAGTATTTCCTCCTGAAGCCCACGACCATAATCATCGGATTGGATGAATTGACCATTTGATAGATAGCCCATTATTCTTCCTCAGACTTTTCTTCTTCTGGCTCTGGTACTACGGTGTAGCCTGTTACCAGGCCAAGCCTGAACTCAGCTACGACCTTACCACTGTACCTGCTCTCTCCATCACGAATAGATAGCATGTCGTTGCCGGTCAATACCTCTTGACTGAGGTTAGCTTTACTGATAGATATATCGGTAAATCTACCATTGGGAACCTCAACGGACTTACCATCAGTGAAATGTACCTTAATCATTAGTCTCCTCCTTGCACTAAAATACCTTTGGGGCAGTTCCTAGCTACCTCACAGTAGTTCTTACATCTGGCTCCGTCCCAACATTCATAAAGGCTACAAGGTTCGCTCCAACTACCTTGCTCCAGAGCTACTCTTAAATCTTCCTTCTTAGCCTCAAAGTAGTCAATGACCTCACCATTTGACAGTTTATTTATAGGTATCTTATACCCATTCCTCATGATACCTCTTGAATTAGCTACAGCTAAACCACCATCACGGACAGTTACCTGTAACTGCATACGAGTTACCTTAATACCCTTTTCCTCAAGCATTATCCGGTAACGGTTAAGCTGTAATTCCTCATTAAATAAATCCACTTCCTGAGCCATAGCCTTGTATGTTGCTACCATTTTAGGTGAGCCAGCTTTACCCCATTTGCCTGAGGTTTTATATACAGCACCACTAGGGTCTGGCATCCTGCCTGTTTCTACTAATCCTAGGGCTTTAACTACTCGGTAGCTACCCCATAACTTATAATCGGTAAGTGACCAGCCGTCACCGTCAGGCTCCAATAGGTCAAATATATCACGGTCAATGTTTAAGGCTATTTCAGCAGGGAAGCCAAGAGCCTTAGCATAAGCCTCCAGGTTCTCATGGTGTTTGGTGCCTTCTATCATAAATAACCGCTTATCAGGGTTAGCCATATAAGGCTGGGTTAGCTTTAGAAATTCCTGCATGGTGCCATTAAGTAGCTGAGTGGTACTGGCTACACCATTCCATTCCCTCTCCTCAGCTATCTTCATCCTGGTTGGGAGTGTTAAGCAGGTCTCTCCCATCCTACAGTTGGTCACACATTTGAGGCAGTCCTCAACCTCAATTACTTTACCGTCTGGGCATTGGAACCATTGTAGTGGCATATTATCCTCCTTAAATAAGAAATCGGGTAGTGGCTAGGACAGGACGACCTTTTAACCCCCACTTCTCCTGTCCTAGCCCTTAACCCCCACTTAATCTAGCTTTACCGTATAGATGCCAGTAGTAGCATCCTTAGTAGCCAGGCCAGCAGCCTCCAATGGTGGGATGAATGTTCCACTGATAATGCTATTGGTCAGGTCAGCATCTGCCTTAACTGCTGGGTTCTGGAATACGATGTTGTTCCAATCCTGCTGTGTTTTACCATTCAGCAGTTCCATGGCCACTCGGTGCGGAGTCTTAGTTGATGCCGCTACTGGTGGTACAGCAGGTGCCTGTGCGGCTTCAGGTGCCGGAGCTACTCCAGAATGTGGCGTTCCACCAACACCCTCAATATAGACAACTTCCCAACACTCTCTGGCTGTCTCCTCACCTTTTTGCATATCCCACATCATGTGGCCAGGAGTCATCCGCCATTCTTGTACCTTACCGATTAAGAAGTCCTGGTTCTTGGCTTTCTCCTGTGGCTCCTTATCGTCCAGACCGGCATTGATAATCTTGTCTATTGAGACACCAAGCACACCCATGTTGCTTTTTACTCGGTTGTTGTGCATTATGCCAATCTGGGCAACGGTAAGAATGTACGGCTCGGTAGAGGCAAATACCTCAAGCTCGTCAAAGTTGTATAGTACCTCTAACTTGGACTCCTGCATGTTACCACGCTTTACCATACTACCACTTATGCCTGTCAATTTGCCCTTGAAGTACCTCAGTGGTGTACGGAAGCCACCGGTTTCAAAGCCTCTTGTCTGTAGTTGTGCGAGTACCTGCTCCATTGGTACTGGTTGTTCATTTCCCTGCGTCATGTTTAGCCTCCTTCTTTTCTTTTACCAATTGTATTAAATCTTTAATACTTGGCTTGACTATTGACATTACCTTATTAAAGGCTCTAGCCGCCTTCTCTGGGTTCTTGTCCTCTACGGACACAGCAAGTCCACTTGCATGGTCTTGCATGAAGATAATGGCTTTCATTTATAACCTCCTTTTCATTTAATACCTCCAGACCTTTTTTCCTTTAGCTGTTCCAAACTTCAGTCTCGTATCTACATTATAACACAATGGCACTTGACTGTCAAGAGTTATTATGTAAAGTTGTTATGTTAAGTACTACCAAACCTCCCATTCCAGTTCCTTAATTCGGTCTAGGTATTCATCAAGCTCGTCCCAGATATCGGTGTCCTCATCCTGTAGTTCAGTTATATCCTTAGTATTGTCTGCTATGTCCTTCAGCATACCATCAATATCAGCCAGACTGTCCCTTTCCTCATCAGTAAGTGAGGTTTTCTGTAGGTCAGCTATAGCCTTGTTGGTATCCTCAACAAACTGGTCATAATCCTCAGTGTGAGTAGT